ACATGTCATGATGAACTCCTAACATTAACAACCGATTAGACTATCTAATCTACAACCCACACACCATGTGTGTGCAGACTTGTCAAGCAGTTTTTCCGCTTGACTAGTCAAACAGACATGGTAAGTCTGTAGCCCGCAGTGTATTTCCTATAGGGCAGACAGATATACTGCCCCCCTGTCAGGTCAGGCAGATAGACAACAGCCTAACAGCACGCAGTATGTAGTAGTCTGTACAGTACTGACTATCTGTACAGTCTATTTGACCCACCCATGTTTAACTGACCGTACTATTATGTATTGTATCTCTACCTATAATTTTCTGTCAGTATAGTTACAGGGGGCTAGATACAGTCTGACCTGCAGTTTTATAATTAGTTGCAGTAGAATAGTTCGTTTAGGTAGTTTGAACGGATTAAGTATATGTAGAGAACAAAATATATTCGGAAGTCTTTTTATAGCCTTCCTCATACTGTTACAATATACTGTACAAACTGACTATTGTAGGCGGGACAGGTCTGCCTAATTTAAGTTTAATAGCCCCAGAACAATCCATGACCTTCGGTCAAATTGCTGGGGCGCCAAAGATTAAGGGACACCAATGGCAGAGCATAAAGGATTTGGGAAGGGCGCCGACCACCATTTGGTCAAGGGGCTAGCCCAAGCCAAGGCGGATGTACTTGAAAAGGTTGCCCAAGGGGTGAGCCTTCAAGCCGCTATGGTATCAGTTGGCAAGAAGCCAGATACTGCTAGACAGTGGATGAACCGCGACCCAGACTTTGCCCGTAAGTTAGAAGAGGCTAAGGGTCAAGGCGAAACCAAGTCCTTCACCGCCATGGGCGTTGAGAAGGAATCTATTGCTTTCAAAGACTTCTCTAAGATGTTTTTAGACCAGACAGTTTTTCCCCACCATCAAGACTGGGTAGACCTACTGGAAGGGCGCGAACCTTCGTGGCTCCACCCTTCTATGATTTATGAGCCAGGCGAGAATAACCGCCTATTGGTGAACGTGCCACCCGAGCACGCTAAGTCCACCGTCATCACGGTGAACTATTCGACTTACCGCATTGCCCTCAATCCTAACATCCGCATCATCGTGGTTTCTAAGACATTGAATAAGGCACGTGAGTTCGTATATGCTATTAAGCAACGACTATCCCATCCACGCTGGCTAAAACTGCAGACCGCATATGGTCCAGACGGCGGCTGGAAAGGGGATGCTGATACTTGGCGTACCGATACTGTCTACCTTGGGGGCGATGCGCGTAACTCAAGCGAGAAAGACCCTACCCTTCAGGCGCTAGGTATGGGCGGTCAGATTTACGGTGCCCGTGCTGACTTGATTATTCTTGACGACTGTATCACCACTGCTAACGCCCACGAATGGGAGAAGCAGATGGATTGGCTACAGAAAGAAGTTATTACCCGTCTAGGTAAGAACGGTAAGTTGCTAGTAGTAGGGACACGAATTGCGGCTAACGACCTTTATAAAGAACTGCGCAATCCTAAGCATTGGTCTGGTGGTCGCACCCCCTTTACTTATATGGGAATGCCTGCGGTACTTGAGTACAGAGAGAAACCTGAAGATTGGGTTACGCTCTGGAAAGAATCAGATGTACCATGGGATGGCGACACTGACACTCCTCAAGAGAACGGCTACTTCCCCAAGTGGGATGGTCAAGCCTTATTTAAGCGACGCTCGGAAGTTACACCCTCAACCTGGGCACTTGTATACCAACAGGAAGATATACAAGAAGACTCCATCTTCCCACCCATGCTGGTGCAAGGGTCAACTAACGGGATGCGGCGACGAGGTCCACTAAAGGCTGGCGCTACAGGACATCCACCACAAGTAGAACCACATACTGTAATTGGCTTTGACCCTGCTATGGCAGGCAATGCTGCATTTGTTGTGGCTACCTATAACCGTGCAGATGGACGTATCTATGTAGTTGATTGCATCAACATGTCTGAACCTACTCCACAAAAGATTCGGGCAACCATTGAAGAACTTACAACTAGATACAGACCACAGGAGTTTAGAGTTGAAATCAACGCGCACCAGAAAGCGTACTCACTCGATGACGACTTACGAAACTGGCTCGCTGCACACGGCGTACGACTTGATGCTCACTTTACAGGCAAGAACAAGTGGGACACATCCTTCGGCGTTGCGTCAATGTCTAACTTATTTGGCACAGTGCGTGAAGAGAAGTTCCAAAAGAACAACATTATAGAACTGCCTTCATCAGAAGGTAGTGAAGGTATTAAGGCTTTGACTCAGCAGTTGCTGACGTGGAAGCCTGAGACTAAGGGCAAGACGGATACCGTCATGGCTCTATGGTTTGCAGTCATTCGCATCCGCGAACTTATGCAGGCTGGTAGTAGGACTTCTATGTATGCCAACAATCGTTGGGCTACTAGAGCACAAATGGAAAACAGATACTCCCTTAACCTTGACGAAGCATTCGCTGAGCAATGGCAAGAGACTTACGGATAGGAAAACAAATGCCTTGGAGAAATGACGCTACACCACGTAACACAATGAAGCCTAATGCTACTAAAGTTGCAAACCTTGATGGTAAGGCTGGCGTATTACATGGAGTTCATATGGGTGGACATACAGATGTTGCAGCCATTGAAACAAAGTTTACAAGCATGGCTAAGCCAAAGAAGTAATTTAACTTTTAGTTAGGACAGTAATGTTATCAATTGACCAGATTGGCGCAAGAGTCCAGACTCTGCGCTACCGTGCGCATGGTCGTGACCAGCGCAACGGTGACGTACAGATGGTGCGCCAAGGAAAGATTAGTCAGGTATATCCTAACTTCTTTCCAGATGGCATTGACCAGAACGTAGTAGCAAACTTTATTGATATTGTTGCACGCGACCTTGCAGAAGTTATGGCACCACTGCCAGCAGTTAACTGCTCTGCGGTTAACCAGCAGAATGAAAAGGCTCGTACGTTTGCAGACAACCGTACTCGTATTGCTAACAACTATTTCTTTCACTCAGATTTACAAGTACAGATGTACAACGGCGCAGACATGTACATCACATATGGATTCCTCCCGTTCGTAATTGAACTGGATGAAGAAGCAAAGTTACCACGCATCCGCTTAGAAAACCCCGTAGGTGCTTACCCAGAGTTTGACCGCTATGGACGCTGTGTTGCTTTCGCTAAACGCTACTCAATGACACTAGGTGAACTAGTGGCTATGTTCCCAGAACAAGAGTATGCGTTGCTTGGTAAGTTGGGATACAAGCAAGACCTCAATGGCATGGTAGAGATGATTCGCTACTATGACAAAGACCAGTCTGTGCTTTACCTTCCATCACGTAATAACATGCTTCTATCACAAGCGGCTAACCCAATTGGTAAGATGAATGTTATTATTGCTCGTCGTCCATCAGTGGATGGCGAACTACGTGGACAGTTTGATGACGTACTTGGTATTCAGTTGCTTCGCAACCGATTTGCATTACTTGCAATGGAAGCAGCAGAGAAGTCAGTACAGGCTCCAATTGTCTTGCCACAAGATGTGCAAGAACTTCAACTCGGTGGAGATGCAGTCATTCGTACTGCTAACCCAGCAGGTGTACGCCGTGTTGAACTTACATTACCGCAGGGTGCATTTACTGAGCAGCAGTTGCTCAATGATGAACTTCGCGTAGGCGCTCGTTATCCTGAATCTCGTACAGGTAACATGAACGCAAGCGTTGTCACTGGACAGGGTGTACAAGCGCTCCTAGGTGCATTTGATACTCAAATCAAATCAGCACAAGCAATCTTTACTACAGCACTACGACAAGTTATTTCGTACTGTTTTGAAGTTGATGAAAAATTATTTGATGAAAAGAAAACAATCCGTGGCGTAGATGCTGGTTCACCTTACCAAGTTATCTATCAGCCTTCAAAGGATATCAAGCAAGACTATTCTTCAGATGTAAGATATGGAATGTTGGCTGGGCTTAACCCAGCACAGGGACTTATCTTTATGCTGCAGGCACTTGGTGGTGGACTCATCTCCAAGGACATGGCTATGCGAGAACTACCGTTCGGTGTCAACGTAACTCTTGAACAAGAGAAGATTGAAATTGAAAAGATGCGCGATGCGCTTGTAGGCTCTATGGCATCCATGGCACAAGCAATTCCACAGATGGCAACTCAGGGACAAGACCCTACCCGACTTATCAATCAAATGGCTGAAATCATTAACATGCGTAAGCAAGGTAAGACTATTGAGGCTGCTGTTCAGGAAGTGTTTAAACCAGAGAATCCTCCTGCTGGCGCTGCACAACAGTCTGAGCAACCTGTCCCCGCTGCTCCTGGAGCAGAACCAGCAGGAGGCGCTCAACCCGTTATGCCTCCACAAGCACCACAACGCCCAGAACTACAGACGCTTCTTAGCGGCATGACTGGAGCAGGTGCAACAAAAAGTTCAGTACGTCTAAGCCAACAACGTAGAATCTAAGGAGTAATCATGGCAACACCACGCAAACGTAAAACGCGTACTGTTGTTGATGAGGGATACTCTAAATTAGATGAGTATGCAATTTGGTTACATGAATACCATCGCTCATTACGTCGTGCTGGATTTAGTAATGATAATGCTTTATGGCTAGTAGCAACAAAAGAATCTTTCCCTGACTGGGTACAAGAGCCAACATTAAATGATATTAGAAATCACATTGAGGACGAGGAGGACGAGTAATGGCTGGTAATGAAAACAGCGGAGGCTATCGTCAGCCTATGAATCCTGCACCTGTATCTGCACCTGGTGCGCTTTCACAGCGCACAGATGGTGGTGCTATTGATGGCATGACACAGCCACAGCAGGCATACACAGGATTTGAATATGGTAAGAACCAAGAAATTCAACAGCAACAATCAGGTGCTGCAATGGCTGGTAATCCATTTCCAATGGCAGAGATTACGCCTTTGTCTGCACCAACACAACGTCCAGAAGAACCAGTAACTACTGGTATTAACTCTGGTCCTGGTGCTGGTACAGAAGCAATGCGCGGTATGCCTAACATGGGACCATCACTTATTGACACTATTAAACATTTAACACAGTTTGACCCATCAGGAGATGCAGAGTTAATTTACAGACAACTTACTGACCAAGGATACTAATGCCATATTTGAATCCTATTGTTGCTAAAGTTTCTCCTAACCTTTATTCTGCTGTCAAAGGTGCTGGTTTGTCATCTGCTGAATCTACACAGGTTGAACAGATGTCATACACAATTGACCAGCATCGCCAGTTAACTAAGTTAGACCCTGAAAAAGCACGTCAACGTTACGACTCACTTGACCCTAATATACAGGGACAACTTAAGTTTATGTTTAAGAATGCTGACTACCTTCAGCCACCTAAGACTGCTACAGATGCAGTAACTGGTGTACTTAAAACTGTTGGCACAGCAATTGCTAGTCCGCTTATTGGACTCTTTAAGGTTGCTGGTGCATACAATAAAATTATTAACGAACCTTACAAAGTGTTTCGTGAAGTGCAACAGGGTGCAAACTTATTTTCTACACATACATGGACTGATGCTTGGGACGGCAAGAACCTGTATGACAACAAGGCTCTTAAAGAAGCCACTGATGCATATGGTAAGTATGACGTAGTTGTAGCACAAGGTTTACTTGAAGGTAAAACTCCTGGTGAGATTATTCAGGGTTACGGTAAAGTAGATGAAGGTATGCTTAAGTCTCTTACAAGAGCACTTGACAAGCCAGAAGAGTTTAACTCTATTCTTCAAAACGTAAAGATGGCACAGATTTCTCCAGGTCGTGACTTGGTTCGTATACTTGACCGTGGACGCACTGCAAATGGTGGACCGCTGGGTGACCACGTAAACGGCTTTACTAAGTTTATGTCAGGTGCAGTTGACTTTGCTTACCAGTTAGCAATTGACCCACTTACATGGATGACTGGTGGATTGTCTGGCGGAGCCTCTAAGGGCGAGCGCCTTGCTAACAGTATTAAACAAGCAATGAACAATGGCGCAGATATGCGCGTTGCTATTGGTGATGCATTCAAAGACCCAAAGTTGTATAACCTATGGGAAAAACAACTTGGTCCTGTTCTTAAAGAATACTCACAGGCTGAAGAGAAGTCTTCAGTTATGTCAAAGATTGCTAGAGATTTTCCTGGGTACAATAACCCAGAGGCTATTAAATCTCTTACTGCCAAGTCAGTGCACCTGCCTGATGGTGTAGTTGATGCAGAGTCTGCTAAAAAGTATTTTGAGCAGGGGACAAATCTTCATTTGCTTTTATCAGGTCGTGTTGATGGTATCTCTTACATGCGTAATGGCGTAGCCATTGCACGTACTAGCCGTTTAATGAGTGATGGTTTTGTTCGTTTTCTTGACCGCACATTTAACGCAGTAGAATCTACAGGCGCTGAACGCGCCGCTGCTATTGCTCCTATCTATGAAGACTTGCTTAAGTCTGAAGACATGGTTCAAACACTTAAGAACGGCTTAAGCCCTGCTATCACAGATGCTAATGCTCAGATTAAAATGTGGAAAGACGGAAAGTTTAACCCTAAGTTTATTGGGCAGATGGCTTCACGTTCTCCTGCTGGTCTTGAAGTACGCACTGGTGAAGATGCCATTAAGACTGCTGGTAACTTTACTGCACGCGCTCGCCAGTTGCTTCCACGTGATATGGCTGAAGCCCTTACTTATAAGTTTGTAGATGCAACTGCTGATGAGCAGTTTCTTATTCTTCGTAACCTTGATGCTGCAACTATGTACTCAATGGGTCTTGGTGGTTCTGAACGTGGTGAAGATTTAATTAGAGTTATTCTTGAAGAAAAGTATGGCGATAAAGCAGGCTTTGCAACTAAAGTTGAACTTGCTGTAAACCCAGAACATGCTAAAGATATGCCAGCAGGTTTAATTAAAGATACTGAAACAGGTATTATTGCGGACTCAGAAGGTCCAATTCACTCTTATCAGGCTACACGTGCTGTAGGTTCATTGCCATATACTCGCATTGGCGAGATGGTATGGGATATTAAGTCTAAGAAGAATGCTATTGGCATGGTTGGCGGTGCTACACAGGGAGCATTTGCTAAACAAGTAGTTAATGCTTGGTCTATGCTTACGCTTCTACCACGTTTAGGTATTCGTTCTTCAATTGATGAAGCAACAATGTACGTTCTTACTGCTCCAGCAAGAGACGTAATGGCATTTGTTACACGTCAAGGTAATAAATTTGGCAATATGTCTAGAGCCTTTACAGGTTCTATAGAATCTACTGGTCCAGTTAAACAAGTTGTTCAAAAGTTATTCCAGATTGGTAATAAAGAACGCACAGAAGTTTCCTTTGGTGGTAAACGTATTGTTATTTCACCTGAAGATGCACTTAGTTTAGTCAAGCGTGAAGAATTATTGCAAGATAAAGCAAAAGAACTAGGAACAGACGTTGGTTTGCTATCTAGTTTGCAAAAACGTGAAGCAGTTGCTGACCATATTCAAAAACTTTACGGTGGATACGTCAATGAAAAAGATGCAGTCTTACTTATGCAGGCTTGGAAGCACAGCCCAGATGCATTGAACTCAATGGCTGCTTCTCTTGTTGCTCACTCTGCCATATCAGGTAAGTGGGGCGAAGAAGTTGCTGCCTCAATGATTGACCCATCTATGCTTGACCGTGCACTTGAGTCTATTGGTGTCAAGATGCGTAACGGTAAACGTATTATTAGTACAGATAGTCTTACTAATCAAGAAATTGCTCTTGCTCAATACGAAAAACTATACAAACAGTTTGTTGGTAATAAGTTTAAAGTTGATGGAGAAACTATCCTTAACCCAGCAGAAATATTTTTTAAGTATGGTGGGCTACGCCCAGGTGAGAAGATGCTAGACGGCACAACTTCTACTATGCGTGGTGCTATTAACTATGGTATGGAAAAAATTGGGTTTAAAAAGAACTCTGCTACTGGTATGTGGGTAATTGACAACCCAATTACCGTTAATAGATTTTTAGAACAATCATCATTTAATGCTCGCAAGGTACAGCAAGGCGCTATTAGGGCTGACATTGCTGAACAGCAAATTGCTCGTCAATTAGTTGACATGTATGAAACATTCCACGGCGATTCTAACAAGTTCAATGAAACATTGTTTAATCTTGTTGAGTCTAATATGAGCAAACTACGTAGGTCATCTGATTACCAGAACTTCTATCCTACTTACAATCAGGCTATTGCTATGATTCCATTAGACGTATTTACTGATGCATCCTCTGGTTACCGTATTGCTGGTAAGATTAATACTGAAATTGCATTTGGTGACTTTGATGCTGAGAATGTAATTGCACGCTTTGGTCAAGACGCAATGAACATGATGGACCGCCAGGTTACTGGTATCTTCCGTCAACCAGCAGTCATGATTACCTATGTTAAGTTGCGTAAAGAATATGCAGGCTTTGAACGTGAGTTTGCAAACAACTTATATATGGAACGTGCTGGTAAATGGGAACTTCCAACTGCTCGCTTTAGCAATGAGAAGGTTATGGCAGAGTGTAAGGCAGTTGCTGAGAAACGATTTACTGAATTGGCTACCCGTGAGGCTGCAGATACAGTACTTAAGTTTGCAGATAACCCATCTATTCGCTCTAACTTTGCATTTAGCGGACGTACTGTAGGTCGTTACTACCGTGCAACAGAAGATTTTTACCGTCGTATTTATCGCATGAAAGAAGTAACACCACGTGCGCTATACCGTATTCGACTAGCCCACGTAGGGCTAGATGCTAGCGGTATGTTCCATAAAGACCAGAACGGTGAACCATATTTGGTTATGCCTATGGATAATGTTTTATTCCGTGCAACTGATAGTGCAATGCGTACCATTACTGGTAAGGGTGGATACGGTCAACCGTTATTTAATGATTTTACTCTTAAGTTGCGTATGATGAACCCATCATTCCAGCAGGATGCTGGACTTCCTACACTTTCTGGTCCTATTGCTGGGCTTAGCGTAGTAGCATTTAAGGATATTCTAGGTACAGTTCCTGGCAATATACCATTCATTGGCAAGTATATAGGTGGTCCTTCTAAACAACTAGCAGAAGGTATTGATACCTTTGCACTAGGAAACGTTGGCGATAACGTAGACGTTGTTAAGGCTACAGTGCCTGCATCACTACAACGTTTGTGGGCAATTATTGACCCAACAGAAAAGTCTCGTCAAGAGGCTACTGCTGCACAACAGGCTATTGCTTATAACGCATCACAGGGTATACACCTTAACCCTAATGCTACTGACCAAGAGAAGTCTGACTATCTCAAGAACATTCGCATTACTGCGCACAATGTTATTGCACTCCGCAATTTTCTAGGGCTTATATCCCCTGTAACTCCTACTACTATGGAGTCTAAGGGTGTACCTAACTACGTTAAAGATACTGGTATTACTAGTATGCGTAGTGAGTTCTTTGACATTCTTAATGGTATTACCGCTAAAAACAATGGGGATATTCAAGACCCATATGAGTTAGCACTAGCAACTTATACAGGCAAGCACCCAGGTAAACTTATCTACACTGTATCCCGTGAGGATAAACAGACTAGAGTTCTTATTAAGAACACAGATGCACTTAAGGGTTGGGCATTAGGTAATGAAAAACTTATCAATACCTATGGTGAAGCAGCCTATATCTTTGCGCCGCAGGCAGGTAAGTTTAATGCTGCTACATATAACTTTATTCAAGCAGCAGGACTAGTTAAGAGTAAGAGCCTTGAAAGTTACTATAACGACTTAATGGTTGCACAGGATAAGCAATCATACTATGACATTGCACGTATTGAAAAAGAACAACTCAATACAGTATCTGACCAGATGGCTAGAGCCAACATTATCAATGAGGCTACTTCTGCTAGAGCATCTCTTGTGGCTGCCAACCCATTGTTAAAACCAGCCCTTATTGGGCAGGGTAATAACATTGGCAAAGAAGGCATAATGCTTAACAGTGTTGAGCAAATTATCAATGACCCTAGTACACCAGTTGCACCAGAAACACGCAAGCGTATGGCTATTGCAGTTAAATTGATACGCGACTTTGTATCAATGTCAACAGACCCAGCACTAAAGAACCTTAGTGATGGTGGCGTAAGTATTAAAGCAGAGCGTAGACAACAGATTGAGGCAGCATTGAAAGACTTATCACTTGGTGACTTATATGTTACTGAGGCAAATCGTGCCATCTTTAAGTCAATGCTTTCATTTTATTCACGTGATTCCTACTATACATTTAAGGCGATTAAATAATGGCTGATAAGTTTAATGTTGATACCTTAATTGCCGATGCTAAAGCAGCACGTGCAAAAGCAATTGCTGACGCTGATGCTGCAGCAAAGGCTGCTGCTCTTGCTAAGAAAAACAAAGATACTATTAACAAGGCTCGCCTTCAGGCTGAGCCACAGATAAACTATGCTAAGTCTCTTGAAAGCGAAATGCTTACACTTGAGGGTACGCTACGTGCATATGCTACACGCGTATCACGCGGTGATGTACCAACAAGCACAGAGCAGGCTGAGTTTGATAGAACAGTTGCTCAATATAAATCTCTTTCAGATACCTATACAAAAACTAATGATAGTGTAGTAAAGATTTTTAATGCAGCACCTGGTGCTGATGTGGCTACTCTTACTGGTAATAAAGACCTTGGTGCTAAAACGGTGGACGCCTCAGGCAAGGTTGTAGATAAAGCAGCACCAGGAATTAACTGGTCTGAATATGCAATAGATGCAACAGGTCGTGTTACCCACGGTAATGTTGCTCCTGTATTTGTATCTACTTCAGATGGCAAAGGCAATGTACAGCCAGTTGAATATAAGAGCATGTCTGAGGCACGCGCTGCTTTTCTTAAGAACTACTCAACACCACAAGCATTAGCATCACTTCAAAATACACTTGTTAATAAACATTACATTAAATCAAGTCAAATAGCAGATGGTACTTGGGTTGGTGGTCTTGACACATTACTTACAAAGTACACAACCAAACTTGTATCTGATGCTCTTTACTCACCAGGAACTAAGTCTGTTGATACAAACCAATACCTAGCATCTACCTCTTCACTCGGTGGAGCAGGTACACCTACACAGTACAAAACAATTACCACACGTGGTGATGCTAAGAAAGAACTTGACAACTATTTGACCGACCTTATTGGTCGTCCATCTACACCACAAGAAGAAGAAGCCTACTACACACAGTTGCATGCATTAGAGCAAAAGGCTATACGTACAGTATCTAGTGGTACTACTACTGGTAGTGAACTTGGTACAAATGACCATGTACTTCTTGCTGCCAACGTAGCAAAGAAGTCTTTGGCTGGTACAGATGTAGAGAAGTTGCTTACTTCTGGTAGCCGTGCGGCTACAGATATTGCTACCTTGCAGCAGTATGCTGCTTCATATGGCGTAGAGATGTCATCTGCTGATGCACTTAAGTATGTAGCCAGTGGCTTAGGACAGCAAGATTATCTTAAAAAGCAAGAAGAGCGTATTCGTCAAACCGCTATTACCTTGCACCCACAACTTAAAGACCACTTCCAAGCAGGTGGAACATACAAAGATATTGCTGACCAGTACAAGTATACCAAACAAAATAAACTTGGTGTTGTTGTAACTGATTCACTTAAAGATAAAGATATTTCAGATGCAATTGCTAGTGGTAAATCTATTACAGATTTTAACCGTGCATTGCAGTCTCACCCTGACTTTGGTAAAAGTCCAGAAGCACATCAAACAGTTGCAGACTTTATTAGTAATATAGCGCAGACATGGGGGCTTGGTTAATGGCTGGTCCAGAAGACTACTCAGTAACAGCCGCTCAGGTTGCTGCTGCAAATAAAAAGAAAGCCGCTGCTGCGGCTGCACCCACATCTGGTGTAGTACCAAACTTTAAGCCAACAGTTAAAATGCCAGAACCTGCTACCCTTCCAGGAGATGCAGGATTTGTAGGTCCAGTACCTGTTGTCCCACAGACACCTGACTATGGTCCAATTCCTTATGGTACTCCTGTACCTGGATTTACACCAGAAGTTCAGTACCCAACACAAACAGCAAAGCCAGGTAGTACTAACTTTACAGGTCCTGTATTTGTTCCACAAGTTACTAATCCAGTGTCATCTGGACCTGATTACACAGATGCATTTGCTATCTTGTCTGAACAGTTGCGTCAATGGGGATTAGGCACATTAGCCGATTCTTTTATTAGTCTTGCAAAATCAGGCATGACACCCAATGAAGCATTAAACAAAATTAAGTTTGACAAGACTACCAACCCTGCAACTGGTAAGGCTTGGAATGCAGACTACACACTTCGTTTTGCTGGCAATCAGGCTCGCATTGATAAAGGTTTAAATGCTTTAACTGAAGGTCAGTACATTGCAAATGAAAACTCATATGCTGAAACTCTTAGAGCATATGGATTAAACAATATGCTTAGCACAGACCGTGCTGCTAATGAAGCAAAGTTTGCTACATATATTGGTAGCGATTTATCGCCCTTGGAGTTCAAAGACCGTATTGATTTGGCTTCTACCCGTGTGCTTAATATGGACCCAGCAATTCAAAAGAACTTTATGGAGTACTACCCAGAGGTTAGCAAGTCAGACCTTATTAGTTACTTCCTTGCACCAGATGAAACTCTGCCATTGCTTAAAACAAAGGTAACAGCATCTGAGATTGGTTCTGTTGCTGCTTCGCAAGGACTTGGTATTAACAAAAATCGTGCAGAAGAATTTGCCAAAATGGGTGAAACATATGGTCAAGCACAAATAGATTATATGAAGGTTGCTGATGTGTTACCTACTGGACAAAAGTTAAACAGCATCTATGGTGAAGAAGGCATTGCCTATAACCAAGCAACTGCTGAAGATGAGTTTATTAAGAACGATGCAGCGGCTAAGTTAAAACGTAACCGCTTGGCATCAAAAGAACGAGCAATGTTTGGTGGAGACTCTGGCTTAAGCAGTCAGTTCTCTAGCCTTGGCAAATCAATACAAGGCAAGTACTAACTAATATCCCGACACGGACCCACCAGCCCCGTGCGGCGTAAAGACTGGGAGTAGAAGCCAGCCTAGGTTCCCCAACCTAGAACTGTGGTCTGCGATTCAACTAATGAAATATGGGAGGACGGTTGCTATGAGCAACAACTACTGGGACGAAGAAGATGACGAGGATACAACTCCTACACAGCCGATGAATGATAGCGATGTCATGAAGCAATTGCGTAAAGCAAAGCGGTCTGATGAGAAGCGTATCAAAGAACTAACAGAGCAACTGGAGACGTTCAGCAAAGCACAACGTGAGTCAGTCATCAAGAAAGTTCTAGAAAATAATGGCGTAAGCGTAAAGGCTGCACGTCTAATCGCAAGAGAACTAGATGGAGATGTTACAGAAGAGTCAGTCGTTGACTACTTAACTGAAAACGCCGAGGTCTTTGGATTAGAAGTTCAGTATAACGACGCGCCTGAGCAGACAGTTGACCGTGCGGCACTACGCCAGCAGGACATTGTCACGCAGCAGGCGATGACGCCTGACCGTGCGGCTGATACATTGTTAAAACTTAATAACGCTGCTTCGGCAGAAGAAATTATTTCAATGATTCAGTCGGGCGATTTTAACTAACTCAACCGAAATCTAACATCCTCATAAGGAGGTGCAATAAATGGCTAATGCATATACAACCACAGGTTCCGCTTCTCTAGGCGGTACAGTTGGTGGTGCTGGTCTCGTACAGAAGGCGTATGACC